GTGGTAAAATTGCATTTACATTTTTTACACCTAACGCATCATACATAGATCTATACGCTTGATAAAGGTCGTGCATCTGTGGATTGGTTTGAGCTAATTGTAATTGCGATTGAGCTAAACTAATTCTTTGTGTTTGTGAAAATATATTTGGATCAGCTACGGGTAGAATATCTACTTTGTCGTCAAAATCTTGAACCTTTATATTTCTTGTAGCACCAGGAACATCATATGGATATTCAGCTGGTAAATAAGTTTTAAATACATCTGTTAATAATTTAAATTCTTGTTTTAATCCGACATATAATCTTTTGTGAATTGCAGACATAACTCTTGAACCTCTTTCAAGAAGTGCAACTGTAGTTCCTACAGCAGCTTGTTGATTCATATCTCCAACTTGTGAGTCGGCAATAGATGCAAATCTTTGTCCTGCTTGCACAACAATACCCATTAATTGTAATAATGTTGCATCAGGTCCTTTGAAAGGTAGTTGCATAAACTGATCTTTAATGTTTCCACCAGGAGCATCTACATCTCTAAATTCACCAGGTTGTAAAGGTTGTGCATCATCTCTAATTCTTAATCCTCTTGTCTTAAATCCTGCTGGTAAGTTAGCTAACGTTCCTGCGTCTAGTAATTGTCTTAACGCAGCTGTAGCCGTTCTAGTTAAACCACCAATCATGTGGATTAAACCAAAACCATAGAACCCTGTACCAGGTAAAAATTTAAATTGTACAAAGTAATTAATTTTCTTTTTTAATGGATCATCAACTTTAAAGTTTCTTCTAATGGATAATATTGTTTGGTTTACTTCTGCAAAGGTAATGACGTAAGGTAATTTAATTCCTGTTGGCACACCATTCTCATCCATGTCTTCATAACCAGGAAGATCTAGATTTGTATGCATTTCATAAAGTGTGTATTGATCTTCTTGGCCGTCTTTTGAAATACCTTCAAGTTGTAATTTTTTTTCGTCTAATTGGTTTTCTGTAATTGGAGGTTCACCTAATTTTACATCTCTGTAAAAACCAGCCACTTGTTGTTTTCTTAATTCGTTACCAGACATTTTAAT